CCGTCGCGTCGGACCATCATTGAGGAGATTTCACTATTGGAAGATAAGTCCTGAATAACCGCCTTGATTGAATCCTCGCGCGCCTTTTGTGACATTGGTCCAACACGAGGAATCTGGGCAGCGCGGCTTTTCAGTACATCGCCTGCGGGTTGTTGACCTCTAAGTACGCGAGCGGAACTGCCACGACCCTCAAATCCTTCGGGCGCACGGAACGAGGCACGTGCTATTTGAAGAAGTGTCGGGGAAAGTGATGGGAGGTCAAATAGTTGACGTCCACATGTTGACCATTCGCTATCAGTGAATCGCCCACCAAATTGAAAGCCCTCTGGGCACCGATACTCTCGCTCCCGAACGCCAGCACGGGGTCGGCGTAGTCCGCCACCGCCAGGAGTCAAAATTTCCGTGATGGTGGAACGAACTGGGCTTCTGATATCGCTTAGGTCACCGGGCGTTGCGATTGAACCGGCCGCTTGCGCCGCTCTTCCAATTCGCGAACGTGAACCAACAAGACCCACCTTTTCTGATTGGTCCAAAAATTCACGAGCGCGCTCATCAGCCCATGTAAGTCTGCGCTGTCCATCGTGAAATGAGTCAGGCATTCAAATCACCCGCACCCACAATCCTTATCGGAATCAGAGGGAGACCAATCGTGCTCTACCCATTCCCCGTCATCATTCATGCCTTCGTGCGCCCAGTTCTTTTCGTCGCGCAAATAGTTGCAGAATTTGTCCTCCATGACCATAAAATCACGAAGCACATCAACAGCGTGTTCAAAGTCTCGCTCAGTGACCACATAGGGGATGGCTTCATTCATCCCCTTCTTGTCGGACTGCAATTTCCGCAGACGGCTCATTCGTTGATTGAACTCGTCATCGGACCACAAAGAACCACGGACCACGCCACGAATTTTGCGACGGCAGTTCTTCATCCCTGGGTGATGACAACCTTCGTTCGGCCACAATCCAGTAGTCTCGTGATGAAGCCATGCGCAAATTCGCTCTAGCGGATACAACTCTGGATGATTGGCGAGAATGACTCGGCAACGACGGAACCCCCCAGGCTTTCGCATGATTGGGCGCCAGTAACGGAGCAACCGCTCTAGGTTTCCGCGTCGCGGTCCATAGCCACGTAGAACATCGCCAGTGAAACGCTCTTGGGGGATAGCGTCAACGGGGGTCGGCGCCTTAATCTCAACGCCACGGATTTCTGAAAAGTCGAACGGCATGAGCCGACCTCCGTGATTTAGAGAATGTCTTTGAGTGATTCTTCTTGAGCGAGAAGTTCAAACTCCATCAAAGATGCAAGGAAGGCGTTGTCCTCAGACTTTTCGTCGCCCTTCTTGTACTTGTCCTGAACTTCCTTGGGAACCCAGTTCTCCGGAATCATGTCTTCTGCGCCAAGGGCCATGGCCCGCTTGATGATGTGAGCCTTGGCCGCTTCCTTGTCCTTGGCCCGACCGTAAGCCTGAATAGCGTTGCGCAAGTCAGCGACATCCTTGATTGGGTAGGAGCCATCAGGAAGAGCCATGCCACGCTTGGCCATCTCCATACGAGAATCTTCGCTATATGCCCGCTTGAGGGCAATTTCGGCCGCCTCGGCCTCAATCTCCTCAACCTCATCAGCGGACCACTCGTCAAGACCGACAAACTGACCGTCAAGAGTTACATACACATCGTAAGACTTGCCGTCAATCGCATCAATCTCAACTGCATAGACATCGTGGCCCAAGAAAATGTCACTGTCGGTAGCGGTGACATCGCCAGTAGTACCAAACTCGGCCTCAAGCGACTTCAGGGCAATTTCAACTGCCTCGGTTGCATCAATGATTCCGGTCTGGTTGCTGAAGCCAAGTTCTGCACTCTTCTCTTCAATGCCAGACTCAGGATTCTTGATTCGCTGAAGATTTAGAAGTTCGCCAGTCTGACCGTCTGCAATCAATTCATAGGTGTTTCCATTGTCGGCCTTGGCCTGAACAACGAACAGGTCAGCGTCGTATGAGTATCCGGAGTCAAGAACCTTGCCTCCAAGAATGTCAAGGGCCATTCCCTCCACCTCAACTAGACCAGGCATGCCGGATTCGCTCTGACATCCACCAGGGCAGTTCTCGCAAATATCCTGCGAGCCAGGGTAAGCCTTGCGCTCCAACTGGCAAATGTAGGTTGAGTCATCAAACTCGCCGGACTTCTTACCCATACCCATCATGGCACGACGGCGAGAATTCTTGCCGGGCTTCATCATCCAGCCCTTCTCCATATCGTCGTCCTCTTCTTCCATGGCCTCATCATCTGTGCCAGACTCGGCCTCCATGGAATCTTCAGCCATGTCCTCGGCGTCTTCCATTTCGTCGTCCATCATCGGCTTCTTTGGCTTCATGCCAGCCTTTTCTTCGACCTCTTCCGAGACCTCATCTTCCTTCTGCATGACAGCCATGGCACCACAAGCACCACAGACTTTTGCGCCTGCCTTGTAGCCGCATTCACCGGCACCAAGACCCTTAGCGCACTTCACGACATCGCCGTCAGTATCAATCTTGACGACAGCCTTTTCGTTCAGTTCGTCCATTTCTTCATTCTCCTTGTACTGCATGGCTTTTGAAAGACAGCCTTTTGGGTTAGAGCATCCTTCACATGGCTCCATCTGGTTTTTGCCAGACACCATGCAGTGATACTTTGTGATGATTTTTACTAACGATTTCTCTGAGTCCATGTTACTTTCCTGATACTAAGACCCAGCGGAATCATCTTCTGTAATCAGTTCAGCATCGTAGTCAAGATTGCTAAGTGCTCTGTTGATGGCGCCTACGGCATCATCAGAAAGCAATCCCTTGATTTCAATGCCAAACTCACTGGCCGTTGCATCAAGATTGTGGTATTCAAAGATTGGGTCAAGCGTTTGCTTTACTTCAAATAGGTCAGTCAGATTTGCTGAAATATTTGCAGACTTTTCTTTCATCTCAATCTCAGTCCGACCGCCAGCAGCAATGACTTCCTGGAGCAGTTCCATGGCACGAGACAACTTTTCAAGATTGCTACCGCTGATTGTTCGACCAGCCTTCTGCTCTAAGCCAATGGACTCAAGGGCCTTCCAGGCGTCGTCAAAGAATGACTTGATTGAATCATCTTGCTTGCCACATCCGCACGAGCATCCAGCCTTGGGCTTTACATATTCGGGCTTTTCAGCATCCTCGTATCGCTCCGAGTAAGAATCTCCTGGCTTTACTGACACTTCACGGCGAGAGTTGGGCTTGCCATAATCCTCGTCGTAATTGTCGTCATCATCGTCATCTTCAGGCATGTAAACAACAGTTGGCTTCACTCCAACCGGCTTGCCAAACATGAACTCCTCACCATCAAAGTGATAGGCCACCCTCATCGTGTGAGGCTTCCCATCCATCATGTGGTCGAAAACCACCATGTTTGAGTCCGCGTGGCGTATACGAACCGGACCGCCGAATCGTTTCCCAATCGCGTCCGCCATTGACCGCATCATTCCCCCGTGACCCTTTTCCTCGTCCATTTCCTCGTTGAGGTCGGGCATCGGCATTGGGTAGCCCTTTTTCTTCATTTTGGCTTCGTGCTTCGCAATGGCCTCCCGAACTACATTCTTCATGTAGTCCTCGCCCCTGCTCCCAATCGCTAGCCACTTGATTTGAGCGATGACGCCTGGGAGCCGGAAGTCTCCCGCGTGCCTTGCCACCCACGCTTCGCGCAATTCGAGGGCGTTGGTCTGAGCGGTGGACTTGCTGACGCCGCCTTGTTCGGCTATCTGCGTGAGAATGCGATACTGGTCGTTTCCCTTGATATTTCCGCCTGCTGCCCAAATCTGTGGATAATCCCTCTTGATTCGCTCTGCAAACTCTCGGTCAAACATTGGCCACTTTGACTTCTTAAATGAGTCAACTGGCTCATCGGCTTTGGCCGCCTTGATAGAAATGGTACCAGTCAATTGATTAGCCCCATGTAATACAGGGCTTACTTCATATAGTTCTACTTCGCGTAGCAAATTTGCTTGACGCTGGTTGTCGTAGATGGCATCAAGGGTCTTATACCCAATCGACCATTCTTGCTCTTCACCATAAAATGCAACATTAGCGAAAGCCTCACGACCCTTCTCGGCTTTGAGGTTGAACTGAACCCGAGCGAAAAGACCGCCAATTCCAGCGCGCTTCATTTTTGCGGGCAAGCGAGGGTCGCTCGCTGGCACTTCGTAAATTTCAAGAACCTTGCCGATTGGGTGGTTCCAATCATGCCCCCAAACGACGCGTGGCTTGCGTCGCTTTAGACTTTCAGTAAATGCTCCTGGGAGAACGATGTCGCCTACGGAGTCCTTGTTGCCTACTCCGGCAACGAAACACTCAACAATGCCTTTAGCCTCGTCAATTGAAACTTGTCCAGGCATTGCCTTGAACTGAAAAGTGTCTACTGTTGGCATATTTCACCTCTGCGCGCAAACTAATGATAAGCGCAGGTGCTGCGTTTACAGGGGAACTAGTTTCAGTAAAATTCTTTTTTCAGTAAACTATGAGAAGCGAAGCCGACAGCGGCAATTAATTGTTAGGTGCGGAGGAGCCAGGGGGTCGCCCGGAAAACGCAGAACGGCCCCATCTGACATAAAGCCCTCTGAAAGCGGAACGCTCTTGCCATGCAAGAGTTGATGTTCAGTACGAACACGCTGGTCAAGCCTGGTCAGCCACTTTTTGCTCGTTATTCCCAGTTGTTTTCCGGCAAAGAAAACGCCAGCGTTGAAAGCGGTTGATGTTTCGTGCTCAGCAATGATGCGACGACGCTTCCCAAGCAGGTTGGCAAAAATCGCTGCCAGAGCCGCTCGAAGAATGCTCATTCGTTCATCCTCATTTTCGTTGGCTATGGCCATCGCCACCAACAAAGCAGCGGCAATTTCTTCCTTGGTGGTCTCATTTACCTTCTGGGTTCTTTCAACCTGGTCCTTCAGGTAGGCCTTGACTTCTGCTTCGTTCAGGTCGGAATTTTCCCCGGATTTCTCAAGAGAAAGTTCAGCAGATTCATTAAGAATGGCCGCATAGACCGGACCGAGGTCATCTGCAAGTTGCCGATTCCATACAGAAATGTCAAAGACATCCTCGGTGCTGAGTTGGCGACTGTTCATTGCTCGTCGCGACTTGGCTCCAAGAGCCTTTTCAAGAACAACCCGTTGTTGACGTTCAAAGTATCGTTCAAGGTTGCGGTCAACAATTTCAGTCCAGCGTTCTGTCGTCTGGTCGGCCTTGGTTTCCCATTCATCAACCGTCTGGGCCTCTACCTTTGTTTCAAAACGACCGTGCCGGGCTGAAAGTTGGCCAGGTGCCTGTTGCACCTGTGGCGCCATTCCTTCAATTTCGGCGCCGGGGGAAGCGCCAGGGGCAATTTGGTCAGTTGGTCCAGGCTGACCTGCTGGGGTTGGCTCCGGGGAGACCCCTTCTTGCCCAAGCATCGGCAGACCAGGGGGCTGTGCCTCGCCCTCTGCTGGTGGCGCTTCCCCACCAGGAGCGGGGGGAGGAGCGGCGCCCATATCAACTGGCTGAACCTGGGCAGTGTCAAACGGCTTTTCGGTATTTGCTACTGGGGCCATGTTCGGGCTGACGAGGAGGCTGTCAGCAATTTCTGACTCAACCTTCTTGCGACCAGTAGTTGAGCGATACTCATTAATGCTGATGAGGCCAGCCTGGAACTCGTCCATGCTGTACCTTTCTCGTTCTTGCTTTGCAATAATCAGAATCGGGATTTGCCCAGTGTCAAAGTCAATGTAGAACTTGTCATCAAGTTCATCAAGCCCACGAGCAATCTGCTCCAAGTGGGGCATCATTGTTTCCATCCAGAAAACACGTAGTTCTTCGGCGGCGTTGTTAAATGTTCGCCCAGCAGCATTTCCAATAACTGACTCAGGAACGCCAAAAGCGGCAAGGATTTCTTCCTTCTGAATCTGACGCATTTCCACATAGTTTGCGTCGCGAGGGCTAGCAGAGGTGTCTATATAGTCGGCTCCGTCATCTGATGAGATGACTGTCACCGAACCAGCGCGATTGATGTTGCCTCGGAAACGGCTACGCAACTCATCCTTATCGTCCTCGTCAATTTCTGACCGAAGAACCAGAAGGCCGCCAGGACGGCCATCATTTAATAGAAAGTTGCGGTTGTATAACTTTGAGAGATTTTCAATTTCAATAGCAATGCCAGCAGATTCCATCGGCGTCAAAGAGAGATAAGGGTCCAATGGATGTGGTCGACGAATCCAAATCACATCGTCCTTGGGGATGATGACCTTCTCCCCATGAGGCATCAGAACTTCGTAGCCGGACACAAACCTCTTAGGATGAGGAATCGGCGATGTGTGCTGCGGCGGGAGCAAGTTTAGGGCGATGATTTTCCCGGAACGCCCACGGATTTTCTCAATGAAGACACCACGACTGCTCATCAGCAACTGGCTTGATAGGCGATACCGGAAAATGAAGGAGTTTTCACCTTCATTTGCCTTGGTATTCATGATGTCCAAGATTTCATGCTTCCGCGTGAAAATTTCGCCGTCAGGACTGTTATCTCGGCGTAGGACGACCGGGAGTCGAGCCTGGTTTCCAGCGATTGCGTCAATGCATCGGCTCACCCAGGTGACCTTTTGCATCCCCTCGCGATAAGCCCGCTCAATATCCCAAGAGTCTCGATAACCGCGACCGACAAAATTGGGGTTATTGGAGACGGGAGAACCCGGCCCGAGATTAGCCGCTTTTGCTCCCGTGGAGTTCAGGCTTTTAGTTTCTCTTGAATTCCAAGCCATATTTATTCAGACCCCAACAGGTAGCCGTATAAACCGCAGGTTACTCCAGCCGTAATAAAACCTGCGGCTGG